ATATTCTATATATAGGAAATTACATCAAATATTACAACATTTGGGCGTTTTTAAGACTTTTTTTAAGATTTTTCAAAATTTTTTAAAACTTTTTAAAACTTTTTAAAATAATGGCTTTTGCGTGCTTTGTGGCTACTTTTAAGACGCTTTTGTATCAACATGTATACGTAAAAAAAAGACCCGAGATGGGTCTTTGGTCAGATCTGGGCAAATCCGCGGCATCCGACGATCCGTCCCTCTTTGTCCCGGACGGTGTCGTTCACAACCAAGAGGTCAGTTCGCTTCCCGGCTGCTGCCTGCGCCACCAGGGCGCTTACAACATAGAAGATTCCGGGCAGTGGGTCAGGAAGTCCAGTAATTTCACCGTAGAAGTTCTTTGAGATGGGAAAACCATCAATTTCCCCGATTACTTCAGAACGGACAGCGACCCGAGCAATACCGCTAGACTTTACTGTTTCGGCGAGCTCATCTCCGCGATACAGATGGATTTCATGAGGTGTCAAGTTAACAATCACTTTTTCAACAATCACTTTTTCCATTCTCCTTTCCGAAGTCTGCTGACTCCAAAAAACCCACAACCGCAGGCGGTTGTGGGCTCTAGCAATCAGCAGACTAGTCTAGGTAGAGGTCGCACAGTTTGCTGACTTCTGCAAGGATTGTTTCCTTAGTGATGGTCGGATTCATGAGTTTTTTGATTTCCGCGTTGATAAACCGGATCGCCGCCAGATCTGTTTCGTCCAGATCCGCTTTGTCAAAAAGTCGTTTCTTTTCCTTTTCTAGCTCTTCCAGCGCGTCTTTGTCCACCTGCTTGAAGTAGTCAACCAGCCGCAGGAAGTCGGCTTTCAGCCGTTCTTCTTTTGAGCGCATGGTGCGGCTGCTTTCGGTGCGTTCCACCACCTCCCATCCCGCTGCTGCCAGATCTCTTAAACAAGCGGCGGTGTTTTTGCCAGTGCCGCTGTAGCCAGTCAACACCCTAATGGCTTCATTAGGGGAATTAAAGGTTCTGACTTGTTCGCCATTCTTAAGTTTGATCATGTTGTGCCTCCTTTCGCTTATATTGTACCACTATTGACCGGTCCCGGACCGGTTTTTTTGTGATTTTTATGCACAGCACGGCTCCGCTAGTTCGCGTGGTCCCGGTTCCGGTTCCGGTTCCGGTTCCGGTTCTGGGCGTTCCTGCGCGCGCCGGGCGTTCCTGCGCGTTCCTGCGCACACCGGGGGGGGGTCGCCACGGAAGTCGCCCGCTGCCGCGCGCCCGGGGGGGGGTATAGTCCACCTCCATCGTTAACAGAAAAGAAAGGGGGGTAAAGCGAACAAAAATTTGCAATAATTTGCAATTTCAAAAAGAATAAGGTATAATAGGATTAAGAGGCAGGTGAGAAAAAATGGCAAATTTAGAAGCATATGAGAAGGTAGTTCAGAATTTAAAGATAGTGAAGGCAATGAAGAGTGCGGGGCAAACGGATCGGGAGATAGCGGAGCGTATAGGGATAACGGTAAAGGAATTGCTAGAGGTTATAGGGTCGGACAATTATTTAAAGGAGATATATGAGAGGGCGCAAGAGAAGGTAGTAGCGGGGATAGAGAGCAAGTTTATAGAAGTAATGGAAGAGAAATTAGAGGAAGGGGATACGAGGGATGCGAAGTGGTATTTAGAGAGGGTATCGCCGAAGTATCAGAAGAAGGACAATGTGATGGTAAGTGTAAAGAGCATTGATGAGGTAATAAGGAATCGAGGGGGTTTAAGTGCCGAAGGAGAAGATGTTTGAAGGGATTGATTATGAGAGGACGATATTCAATCCGCGATGGTTCATGGAGAATTTACTTTACATAGTAGACAAGGCGGGGCGGACGATACCGTTCAAGTTCAACCGGGAACAAAGGCGTCTGATGGAGCATATAGAATTTTGTTTAGCGAACGACATACCGATAAGGATAATTTTATTAAAGGCGCGGCAAATAGGGGCGACGACATTTTTCACGGGATTAGGTTTTTGGTGGGCGGCGATGAATCGGAACACCAATTATGGGATAGTAGCGCATCGATTAGATTCGGCGCAGAGCATATTCGACAAGACGAAGATGTTTTATAATTTTTTACCGAGGGAATTACGGCCGTCGACGATTCAATTTTCGAGCGAGGCGATCAAGTTTGACAAGAAAGACGGGACGGGAATAAACTCGATGATACAATTCGCGACGGCGGGAGAGGGGGTATTTCGGGGGCAGACCTTGAGATATTTACACAAATCGGAGAGTGCGTTTTGGGACGGGGATATTGATTTAATCAACAGCTCATTAGCGCCTACTGTTCCTGATGTGCCGGGGACGATAATAGTGAACGAATCGACGGCGAACGGGTATAATCATTTCAAGGAAGAATGGGACAGGGCGGTGCGAGGGGAGAGTGGATATACGCCGTTTTTCTTTGGATGGCAAGATCATGAGGAATATCGATTGGAGGTTCCGTATGGTTTTGAACTGACGGAAGAAGAGACGAGGCTGAAGGAGAGGTTCAATCTAACGGACGAGCAGATTGCTTGGCGGCGGAAGAAAATATCGGATGATTACCATGGGAACGAGTTATATTTTCAGCAGGAATATCCGATGACTCCGGAAGAGGCGTTTCTCGCTAGTGGGGCGGGGGTATTTGACGCTAAGACAATCAAGGCGGGATATGAGTCGAGCAAAGAGCCGAAGTTAAAGAAAGAGATCAAGAGTTATATAACGCCGGAGAAACTGTTGATATGGGAAGAGCCGCAAGAGATGGTAGAAGAAATACGGTCGAAGAAGGCGGTATGGTCGGTCGAGAAACAAGCGTATGAGTATGAGGAAACGGATTTGGTGCTTGAGACAATCAAGAAGAAAGTGCCGTATACAATCGGGATAGATACAGCGGGATTAGGCAAGGATTGGAATCAGATTGTGGTGATTAACAATTTGACGAAGAAATATGCGGCGCGATTTGGGCAGAAGGACATACCGGAGGATGCGCTTGCGGATATAGCGATAGAGATAGCGGAATATTACAATAATGCAATGATAGCGCCGGAGACTAACTTTTCGAAGGAGATATGCAATTATATTTTAAAGCCGAAGTTTGACGAAAACGGGGAGAAGATAAGAGACGGGTATAAAAACGTATATATGACGGAGAACTTGGCGAAAACGAAAAAAATCAGCGTCGGGGGGGGCGTGGAATACGGTTGGAAAACAACGGGGAGCACGAAAGCCCCGATGATTTCGGCATTAAGGGCGCTTTTGAAGGAACATCCGGAACTTATTGAAGATAGGGAATTTTGGTATCAAGCGGAATATTTTTTGATAACGGACATTGCGAAGAACAAGATGGAGGCGGCGGGCGGACATTTTGACGATATAATAATAGCGGCGGCGATAGCGCATTATGTATCGTGCAGTTTTCAAGCGCCGCAAACGCCGATAATATTCAAGGAGGAGAAAGCGCAAAAAAGCGGTTGGATAAACGGGATATACATACCAAAGAAAAAAAAGTTGAGAAAGGGGATTTATAAGAATCATGCGTAAATGGTTGATGAAGGTATTCGGTATTCCGGAGGACATAGAGACGAGGATCGGAATATTGGTTGAGGAGAACAGGAAATTACGGGCGAGAGTTGAGGCTCTCGAGCAGTTTTTAGAGCCGGTAAAAGGGTATATAAAATCGACACCGATGAGGGAAGATATTGAGAGAAAAAAGCGGATGTTACGGGGGTATCCGGATCAACCGCCGAAAAAGAGGGATGAATAATAATGGCAGAATTAGATCAAGAAAGAAAGGTATCGGAAGAAACTGAGGTTTATAGGCAGTTTACGACGGGGACGGCATTTAAGCATAGTATCAATTTGTTTCAAGAAGTCGCCCGGGCAACGCTTTTCGAGAACGGCTTTCAATGGGTAATGGATGAGGAACTTGATGATTATTCGAAGATAACTCTGAATGTTATAAAACTTATAGGGAAAACCAACAAGAGCCATATTTTGCAGAATGAATACGGCTATTTGGTGAATTCGACGAATTATAAAGATATTCGGAAGATACAGGACTTTTTGAAATATCTTTCCCAGAGCATGAATTTACGCCGGCTAGATTTAAAGATGCTTGCAGATGATTATACTAAAGGAACGGCTATTATGATGTTCTATTGGGATTTGGATAGAAGGAATTATTTAAGCAATAAAAAGGGATGTCTCCGAGCGGCGGTTATAGATATACGGCGTTTTGTTGTAGCCGATCCGTATAATCAAGACCTACAAGATCAAGAGTGGATAATTTACAATACCGAAGTAAAAATCGGGGCGCTTAAGAAAAAATACGGCGAAGAAAAATGTCGGTATGTTGTTCCGGACGGCAAACTTTATACGAAAGACACGGAAAAGACGGTCGGGGCGGATTATTATGACGATGAACTTGTCAATGTTTATGTCAAGTTTTATCGGAACGAAGATGGGGAAGTGCTTTACACGGTTGCTACGCAAACGGCCGTGCTTGTAGAAGGCGAGGCAATGAATCCGTATTATTGGCCGAAGGATGTTGAACCTACTCCGGAAACGATGGAACTTCATGAGAAAAAGACTAAAGATAAGCGCAATAAACGGGTGTGGAATCTTTATCCGTTCGTTCGGCTATGTCTTAACGAAAGAGATAATTGTTTTTACGGATATCCGATAGCCCTTGAATATGTTGAGGCGCAAAAGTCGATTAATAATCATTTTGCGGTTTATGACAAGGCATTGCAGGATAATGTTCTTGGCGGATTTGTTTTCAAGAAAGGTTTATTTGGGTCGCAGGAGATTACAACGGATAATGGTCAGATACTTGAAGCAGAAGGGCTTGCGCCGGGGGAAAGAATACAAGATGTATTTACGAGATTTCCGTCGGCTCAGGTTCCTGCAGATTCGGTTAGGTATTCGCAAGCCTTGGTTGAGGCGATTCGGTCTGTTGCCGGTGCTTCAAACGTGCAGATAGGCATGAGCGATTATGCCGGACAAAGCGGCAAGCAAACGGAACTTTTGATACAACGGGCGAAAGAGAATTCTTCGATAAACGCGATACTTTTCAACGAATATAAACGCGATCAAGCGTATATAATGTTTCTGTTCGCGATGTTTTATTATGAGCATGAGAATTTCATTATAACCGAGCATGGTTATGAAGAGGACAATTCGCGCCCTTATATGAACGAGAACTCGTTTAACGGGCCGGATTATATTGATGACGATGTGATTATTGATATTCGGGTTGGCCCGGCCCCGTCGTTTAGTGAATATGCGAATATTGAGGTTATCGGTCTGGCGGTTCAATCGGGGCAAGTGCCGTTTGAGGCTTACCTTAAAATGTTGCCGGACGGGATGATTTCTAATAGGCAAGAGATTCTTCGGAAGGTTCAAGAATATGATGCTGTAAAACAGAAGATTAGAAATCTTGAATTTCAGAACGAACAATTAAAACTTGTCATCGAGCAAATGACGAAGGCTTATGAAGATGTGAAGAAGGATCGGGCTAATATTGATTTGCTTATTCGGGAGAACGATAATTTGAAACGAATGTTGGCGGATGTTTCCGCAAAAGCGGTGCAAGAAAAGCAAGAATTATCCGAGCAAATAAAACAAATGGCTGCAGAAAGTCAAAGAATTTTGCAAATTTTTAGCAAAAATAATAATCGGAAAATATAAAAAAAATGTTAGAAAAATTTGACAATTTTTTAAAAAAATAATATAATTAATACAGAAAGTCGTGTTGCTGGCAGCGTTAAGCCAGTGTCGCGTCTCGGCGTTAAGAGAAAGGAGTGTAAAAATTAATGAACGACAAAGAACTGTTTAAAGATTTGCTGGACTTGGAAGATGACTTCGACGAGGATGACAATGAGGATGAAAGCCTCGAAGAAGAGGAAGAGAAAGCCGAGGAAAGCAAAGACGAAAAGGAATCTGCCGGCGAATCCGAAGAGGAAAAGCGGAGGAAGGAAGAAGAACAGCGTCGAAAGAATAAAAATGCCGAAGAAGCAAGGAAACGGCGCGAAAGAGAAGCCAAACAAAAGAAAGACGAAGCAAAAATCAACGAGATTGGCAGGCAGATCGAGGAATGCAAGAAGAAATATCCTAACTTGGATATTGCGGCTTTGGATAAAGATGAAAACTTTAAAAAATTTATTGACGGAAAATTGCTCGGGAAAAAGAATTTCACGGAACTTTATGAGGATTACATCAAGCTTCGCGGCTCTTTAAGCGCGAAATCGGAGGAAGAAGTTATGCAAGATTATCTGCTGAAAAGCCGGGCAAGCGGCGGGACATACATTGCCGGCGGTAGCGGCGGTGGTGGCCGGCCGGCCGATATTTACAGCCCAGAAGAATTAGCGCGGCTTGAAGAAAGGATTCCGTTTATGTCTGCTTCCGAGTATGACCGCATAGCCGATAAGTTAGAGAAGAGTCTTGCATTCTACGAAAAGAAAAGATAAGAATTAATTTTTTACGAAAGGGTGAGTGCTATGCCTAATACTGCAAATGTTAGATTACCAATGTTATCGCAGAAGATATACAAAGAATGGTTGGCTGAAACCATCCTTGTTCAGTCTTGCGATAATTCTTTTGAGGGTGAATTTGATATTGCGAACAGGGAAATTGACATCCCAGTTTACCATGACTTATCGATTCACCAGACGACAATTAAAGAACACGAATTGAAACCGGCGCCGATTGAATTCGTTCGGACTTCCACGAAACGTGTAACGATTGATAAGGGTCGTTATTCGCACTGGGGCGAAACGAATATCGGCAAGTTGATTAACAAGTTGACTGCAAACACGGGCGAAATTCGCACGAGATTAGCAAAGAAATGGGCTCTGGCGGCCGACATCGAACTGGCTATATTTTGTGCTAAACTTCCGAAGAGGCAGGAGATTGATTTGATTACGCTTCTGACCGATGAGGAGACTAATCCTGATGGAGAATTGAGACCGGATAATGTTGTTAAAGCGTTTGACATTTTGAAGGCGCATGTTACCTCTAAAAATATGACGGTATCCGATTTCAAATTATTTGCTTCGGAAAGATTGGAAGGTATTTTGCGCGACGCGAAGATTGTTCTTGGTAGCAATCTTGATGCTAATGAGGCTTTTAGAAAAGGTTTTGTCGCTTATGCTAACGGAATTGATGTCCGCAAGCATGAGATTGCTGAAATTACTACTCGTGATCCTAATACCAAACTTGTTGAGGCGGAGTGGGCGATTTGGAAAACCAGAGATGGGATTCAATATGTTGTTCCTTATAAGAACACTGTTCAGTATGATATTTCCCCGTCCGAAGTCTTGATGGGGGGCAAAGGTTATCAGTCTCTTGAATACTATGATTTTTTCAACCTTTATCCCGGTCGTTTGTATAAAGTAAAAATCCGGTATACCAAAGGCTTTAATCCGCCGGTGTTATAGAGAGAGGAGAGAGATAAATGTCTTTTATCAATATTAAATTGAATATTCATCAGCCCGGCATTGACGGAGTTACTGATGAGATTGTTTTCACCAAGATTCAAGAATCGGGAGATGTATTGAGAATCCCGAGACGTTATCCGTTTGTTGACATTGCGAATTATCAGCAGTTGCGTGAAAGAGGGTATTTCCGTCATGCTACTACGGAAGTTTCCCGTGAATTAGGCGGATCTGATGTGTCGAATACAGAAGGCAAATTGGGTTTCCAGCTCCCGCCTACGGAAAAATTGATTTTGCTTGTCAAGAGAACTGGGGTTGCCGGGTCTGGAACACCTGCGCAAGAATTTCGGATCTCTAATTCTCATTTGCATCAAGCTGATCCGGTCGTTGTTAGTTGGCCGGCCGATTCGCAATTTACACAAGGCGTAAAGCTCTATGAGATCGATTTGTATAACTTCGGCTTGTATATCGATAATACTGTTTACCCTGAAGAACAGGGGATACAAATTATAGCGGATGAAGGTCTGGAGTTTGCCTTGATTGCAAGAATGGGGTAAAAGAAAAAAAGGCGTCGCTCTGCGGCGCCTTATGTTTTAAAGGAGAGGTAAAATGAGTAAATTGTATGAGGTTGAAATAAAATCGTTGGCTTTGTTGCGCGAGGGGAAAAAAAGTTTGATTACTTATTTTCGAGGTGGCCCGACAGAACTTATCGCTTCCAACGTGCGCTATCTTTATCCGCAATATACTAAAGAAGAAGATCAGCCGGTTGTCGATATAACACCCATTTCTAAAAAAGAATTCCGCCGGCGCAAAAGAGGGAAACAGATTAAACAAAAGAGACAATTGGTTTCTACAAGCGGATTTATTTTAAATGAGGTGGATGATTTAGATGAAATTATGGGAGATCAAGGCACAGAGTCTGAAACTGATGTTTGCGGACAGTGAACTCGAATTTTCGGAGGACGAATTTGCCGAAGGCAGTGTTTATGACAATTCCAATACCCGAGAAAAACTTGTCCGAATGGAAGATAGCATAAGACGGGGTATTGATTTATATTATGTTTATGTCGGTGTTCCGATTTTGACAGCTGAATTTCAGCTTATGACCGAAAATGTAGACGGGGGCATTAAGTATATCAATAAAATTTCGGTGGCAAATAAAATTGATTTCGGAGAACCGCTTAAAATAGAAGTTTTTAATTATATCGAAAGAAACGGCGAACTTGTTTTATATCCGATTATTGATACTGTCAGTTTTGTTTATAATCCGCTTGCGAAAGAAATATGGTTTTATGACAACGATTTTACTAGGTTTGAAGATAGAGTAGTTTTCCGCATCTGGTATAAGATGAAAAAACTCAATATACCTCTTGATGCAAACGAGATGGAATTCGATCTTGATTCAATTTACATTCCGGAAGGAGTGCAAAGAATGTTGCCCTATTTTGTGAAAGGCGAGGTTTATGAAGAAGATGAGCCGGTATTTGCCAGACAAGCTCGTGATGAGTATATTCGTTACTTGATTTCGTTGCCGAAACATTATAGCCGTGTTCAGACCAAAGTAAAAAGGTCAAAAGTTTTTAGGTGATTGTCTATGAAAGAAAGACACGTGTTTTCTTTTTCTAATTTCCGTGGACTAGATCGAGAACATAAACCGCTTATGGTTCACCCTTCGAGAGCAACGAGAGGAATAAATTTTCAGATAGATAGTGGCGTCCTTAAAACTCGCCCCGCTGTTAAATTTAAGCGTGCGCCAATCTTTAGTCTTGATGAAGATGATTTCATCATTGATTGGTATGATTTCCGCGGCATTTATGTTTATGTAACAAAAAAACATATTTATATTGAAAATGCGAAAAAACAAGAGTATTTCAATGAAACAACGGAAAACTCAAAGTTTATTCGTCCGAAATTTCCCACATTTAATTTTTCTGGATTTACTCCGGTTTTTCAAGAAGAAAAAGAAGCGTTATTTATTTTCGGATTGGATGGAAACATATTTATATTTTCGGTATTATCTGACGGCAAATATGTTCTTTATGAACTTCGTAATAAACCTTCCAATCCATATTCTGCTGAACAGGAACCTTTTTATACCGAGTATGAGAATCTGCCTATTCCCTACGAACCGACAATTTTTATAGGGGAAAATCGTTTCGAAGATGTCAATCTGCTTTCAAAAGTTACGAAATATCGGTTGTTTGCTTCGACAAAAGATTTCGACGATGGCGGAAGGATTTTATATAGGTTACCTACGCATTATGATCCGGAAAAACACGGTGAATATGACGAAGAGGTAACGATATACAAGAATAAATTTTCGGATTTTACGGTTGTTCCGGTATTTTTAGGGCGGCAAGGAGAGGATTTTGAAGAGGATTTTGAGGAATTTGATCCGCCTGCTACCCTTTATAACAATACTCCTTTTGAGATTCAGAATGTTTTTACTCCGGCAAATGATTTTGAATATCGCAAGGATGGGGAGGATATAACGCCGATTTCTGAAATTCTGGGGTTGGATAAAAACACATTCTTTAATTTTAAAGAAAAAAATCTTAATATGAATGTGTTTGAACTTCTGATAAATATTATACGAGGCGAGGGACAGAAATTTGATGAAAATAAGATAGTTGTTTTCAAATTGCCGGTAAGATATAAAGCTGTTTACCGGGATGCGAATAATAATTATATCATCGAATCTTCGATGAAACAAAAAGATTTTTTGATTTATGTTTTATTGAAAAAATATTCCGGTTTTTTAGAAGACCCGGTTGTATATACCAGCTCGAAGAAAGTAACGGAGCTTCCAAGCGAAGATTATCCGGAGTATCCGGCAGTTCCAGAAACTATTGATGAAGATAATATAGTAGTTTTGCCCGGTTCGCCTTTCAAAGTGTCGTTTTTCTCGCAGCTTGATTTTCAATCAAGTGCTATGCAATATCTTTGGCAGAATAAAGAAGATTTTACTCCGGGGCAACGGATTCGGGTAAATGCTAGATTTTATGAAGAATATGAGATCCCTCATCCGAATAAGATTGAGATAGATTGGATGTCTATCAACGATCATTTAGGCGATTACGTTTCGGAAGAAGAAGTAGTTGAGCCGTTCGATACAGACACTTACCCGGATTATCCGCCTGATCCAGACGTTTATACTACGGTTATTGAGTTGTCTTCGCCTATTGAGACAAGTGATATTGATTTCCATGGGGATGGGCATAAGGGTACCACGCGAGATATTGAAGAAGCAATTGAATGGTATTTCTTGTCTAACAAAGATGAATTCCAGGATTCCGGAGAGGCTTTATTTAAAATCAGAGTTTTTGAGCGCAATCTGGACGATCAAGGCGGAACTTTCCCTCGTGGAGTGAGTGCCGTAATACCGGTCTCTTATGAAAAGGCTTGGGTAGAAAAATATCAAAACCGGTATTCCGCTTCTTGTTTGATTTCTTTTCAAGTAGAAGCAATCGAACCGGGAATGTATGAATTTCGTTTTAATGAGGTAGATCATGTTTTCGAACTCCGGATAAAAGATTATTATTTCGATTATAACAATGAGCCGAGTATTGAGGTAAAGGTCACTTTCGATAAAAATCCGGAATATGAACTTGTTTCTAAATGCCGATTTGGAATAACGTTTGGGAGTGAAAATCGTTTGTTTTTAGCCGGCCATCCAGAATATCCAAATATTGACCGGTATAATGTATCAAATGATTTGCTTTCGGATAGGGTTGGTAATCAAAGTTATGAATTATCATATTTCCCCTCGAGGAATCGCAGGGTTGTTGGTGGCCCGGGGGCAATAAACGGCTATGTTGTTGCTACCGATACGCATTTATATATAACTAAAGAAGATTACCCGAATGATCAGAAGTTATTTGTCCGGGAGAGAATTCTCGATGAAAATGGCGTTGTCGGTTATAAAGAATATAAGACAAGTGTTGGCAAAACGCCCTTAAATCATCGTTGCATTGTCCGGTTTTTTAACGATATTCTTATGCTCGCCAAAGACGGATTATACGGAATAGAGATTTCTGGTAATATCCTTGTAAACGAGCGGCTTATTAAACCGCGAAGTTTGCTGATAGATAAAGATTTATCCGAAAAAATCAAGAAGTATGACAAACACAAAATTTATATAGCAGAGAATAATCAGCAGTTGTATATTTTTATTGGCAAGACTGTATTTGTTGCAGATGTTAAATATGTTTTTGTAGATGAACACGATCCGTATGAATTCAAGACTTATGAAATGGTAGAATGGGAGTTGCCGTTTGAGACGCGTTATGCAAAGTTTTTATCCGATGATTTCTTTATGCTTGACGATAACGGGAAAATTTTCTATCATTTCGAGGAAGATAGCAATGATGATTTGGCGTTGAAACTCTTTCAGTCTGTTTCCTTGTTTGGCGATTTTGCTTTCCTTGCTACGCAAGAAACAGATGAATTTATTGAAAAAAATAAAATTATCCGGTTTATATTTTCGGAGATTTACGGAAGTTTTGCTAAAGAAGGCACCGATTTTGTAATCGAGGACGGAGTCGTTTATATCAATAATCCGATTGCTTTCGCCGATCTTAACGACGGAGATACAATATATTTTCAGTCTCAAAACGACGAACCTGTTCCGGAACCTGTTCCGTTTGTTGTAGCTGGTTTTGAAGCAAGCGATCGTTGGAGTTTTTCCCTTATAGGCAATGCGGATGCGGCGGAATACAAAACCGATTATATATACAAGGATTTTTCTAATAAACCTTTGTATTTATCGGCTGTTTGCGATTATAAAATAGACGAAGATTATTTCCGGGTTTGCATTCTTGAGCCTCATTATATAAGCGAATTTATAACAGTTAAAAAAGAAAAAGGCGAAACAGATGAAAAATATGCGGAACGCCTGTCGCCGATTACTGATGAGGCAACACATTATTTCTTCGGTAATTCTGGAATGCAAGATTTTATGATTATTGCGGAAAAGCCTATTCAATTTGTTTGGGTAAGTTGCATTACTGATTTCAATAATAACTTGTGGGAAAAAACAATGTTCATGGCAAATATTTATGCCACTAAACAGACAAAAGAAAATAACTTGTATTTGGGTTGTAGAACTATGAGAAGACTTAAAGCGCTAGACGAAGTCATCCCTTTACCGAATAATTTTGATTTTGGAGAACTTGACTTTAATATGTTTACTTTCAGCACTTTTTCGGAATTCGGCATGTCTATTCGGATGAAAGAAAATAATTTCCTGTATATTCAGTTTATGGTAAAAGGAGAGGGAAGAATTCAGCTTAATGCTCTTGAGATTATCTATAAACTGAATCGCCGGCTTAAGACAATAGGATAGGGGGTTTAAGAAGATGAGACCAGATTTAGAAACGCTTTTGATTTCGCCCGAACAAGAGCAAAAAATCAAGCGTAAACTCCCGAATCAAATGCCGACAAATCCGACAGCTCAAGGATGGTCTGGGAAACAGATTCAGAAGTTTTTAACAAGAGCATTATTTGATTTAGATGGGAGTTTATACAGTGAATTAAAATCGAAAATGATTGCGACGAAAGATGCTTTTGCCGCGGTATTTACGGAAATTGATGCCATACGGACGCAAGTCTCGAATATTTCTGAACTACTTGACGAAGAGCAGATAGCAGAAATATTAACGAAAATCGCGGCTTTGGAAGAATTTAAGGAGATTGAAATCTCCAGAACCGAGCCGGAGGATAAAACAAAAGATAAACTATGGCTAAAAATTTTATAGAAAGGAGTTATAAAATAAGAATGACAAAAACAGAGCTTGAAGAAGCGTACAAAAGGACATTAGAAGAGAATAGGCTTTTGGGTGAAGCTGTCGAAGCAAAAGACAAGGAGCTCGCACAGCTTCGGGAAACACAAGAGAAACGAATTGAACAAATCCGGGCTATGAAAGAAAGAGAGATTGCTGAATTAAAGGAGCAACTCCGAAAAGAACGTGAAAAACAAGTTCAAATGCTCGATGCCGAGAACCTGAAGAAAGAAAATGAGTTTCTGAAAAACACATTAACCCGTAGAGAAAAAGAACTCAACAAGTTAATCATTATGCATGGAAACTTGCTTAAAGCATTACAAGGCAATCTTGATAATGCTATTGAACTTAACGAATACTTTGTAAATGAGGTGAGTAAGTAATGGCAGTCTACAATGTTGAATTAAGGCGAAGCAACGGATCAAACTATGAAGATAGGATTTTTATAAAAACTTCCGTCGGTCTTGTTGAAGGCCTATTAGATGTGAACAACAAGATTAAAGCTTCTTTGTTGCCTAGTTTTGTGTTCGGGAGTATGAGGTTTGTTAGTACTTGGGATGGTTCTGCTAAATGTAGTGATTGTAACGGAACTGGTCAAATTTCTTCTAGTAGTACAACTTGCCCTACTTGTAATGGAACAGGGCAAGTTGGTGGCTTTACTTGTCCCGAATGTTCAGGTCACGGAACAATTGAGACACTTGAAAATTGTGAAACTTGTGGCGGCGATGGTGTTATAGAGTCGGATAACAATAAATTATCAGCAGCAAAAGCTATGATTGAAAGGTATGTTATAACTTATGGGGGGTCATTAATAGGTTGTTATTTTATTGCATCTAAGAAAATTACTCTAGATGTTTCATCACCATATGTTTTACATAAAGAAGAACAAGACACAGACTCAACTACAATCGAGTCGGGTGATTGGTTAATTTGTATGTCGGGCGATGGATATACTTGGGGAGTAATTAACAATACTTATCAAGATGCGTCAACAACATCTAAAGGTGTTGTCAAATTAGCAACCGAACAAGATGGTGTTAATGGAACAGCTACTACATTAGCAATGACTCCTAAAGCAACCGTTGCTGCAATCAACGCAAGGGCGTATCAGCACCCGACATATACAGGTAATGACTTGGGTGCCCCTTTAACAGGGCCAAAAGTGATTTCTGATGTTAATGTCAACAGTCTCGGTCATGTAACCGGGTTTGCAACCAGAAATTTGACACTTGCCGATTTAGGTTTTACAGGAGATAGTAACGCCAACTATTATGTCCACCCAGACATAACAGGCATGCCTTTGACTTTGTCTCTAGGCCCCCTTGAACACATCAGCAATATCCAAATTGATAAACAGGGGCATATTACGACTGCCAGTAAAGTGGGAATTCCAACAGCTAGCGAATCTACCACCGGGGTGGTCACTCTGGCTTCTTCTTCCGAGGCTAAGGGTGGCACAAATAATAGCAAGGTTCTAACCCCGGCTAGAGCAAAAGAAATGATTGACAAATTCGCATCCATTCCTATCGTCCAAAGCTTACCGACTAATATGTCAGAACATCCTGCTGGTAAATTGATATTGCTGCAAATCTAGGTGGTGATATATGTGGCTTATAACACTAAGTTATACCGATCCACCGGGAGCACGTGGGAGGAAGTGAGGGTGGGAAGCGAATGGGGGCTGATCGCCAACAAGCCTACTAACTTTCCTCCCACATCCCACACCCATCCGGATTATCTCTCAGTAGCCGGCGGAACATTAAATGGAAGTCTCTCTGTAACTTCAGCAAATTTCCCTGTATTGGATATTACTAGGAATACGAGTTCAAGTGGTTCTGGGGTCTATGGCGGTGCTCGTTTAAGGCGGGTTACTTCGAATCCTCAAGCAGGAGTTGGAATAGGTTTCTACTTCTCAGCACCAAATGCGAGCGGAGCAGAAAAATTCGCTGGTCTGTTCGGGGCGTGTCTTACAAATATAGCCTCTGGTGCAGAGGTTGGTCAACTCAAATTCACTCCTGCATGGCACGGCGATGACCCGTATGATAATACTGTGATGACGCTTACTGCAACAGGGGCAAATCAGGGTCGCCTTGAACTTAATGGCGAATTTGTTAGCTGGGGAGCATATATAGGCGGAAGTTTAGAAGTTTACGACGGTATTATCAGTAATACTCACATTAGTGCTAATGGTAAAATATACAGTTCTCCAACATCAGATTCCGACTCGGACAATACCGTTGCAACCAAAGGTTATGTTGACAGCAAAAGTTCGCTTCATAGGGTCGTTACAATTACTGCTAGTATTACAATCGACGACAATTACAAACACAACGACTTGATTATTTGCAATAACTCTTCAGATATTCAAATAAACACTTATAGTTACACAAATCATCCTATCGGAACAAGAATTGATTTTTATCGGCGTGGTTTTGGCAGAGTCAAATTCTATCCTCAGTCTGGTAGCATTGTAGCGAAATCAGCACCTTATTACATCAAAGAACGTTATATGGCGGCTTCCCTTATTAAAATCTCACAGACTGAATGGCTGTTGATAGGAGCGTTGTCGACATCATGATTCTTGGGATAATGTCAATACAAGATTTGGATCGGGACATTTTACCGCCAGAAATTTATTCTTATTCGGAAGTAACAAGTCTTAATGTTATGAGAGTATATGCTGGATTTCGTAATACGAACGATGTCGCTGGCACTTTGTATTATAGCCTCAATGGCGGCAGTTCTTACTATAACACAAGCATAGGTGCTAACAATTATTATGAAACATTGGTATTGTCTTTAGCGCCATTTACTAGCGGAACGATAGATTTGAGAGCCTATTTGGTTATAGACGGAGTTCAGACTCCAACGGTTTCTTATAGTAGGACTTATGAAAATTATTAGAGGTGATTTATGGAATTTTATATTTATACAAAAGACAACGAGTGGAAAATAGCTGCTGCATGTAAGCAAGATAGAGATGATTTAGAAGAACATATTATAGAAGCTGAAACTTTGCAAAAAGCAATAGAGAAATTTGAAAAAGGAAGTGATTAATATTGTCAAAAATCAAAAAAGGGTATGTGTATGTTGTCAAAGACATTGACATTAACGACAAATGTAATCATGGATTTGTATCGCTTAAGGATATTCCGTTGGATGAAAAACCGCCTGTTGAAGAAATAGAATAAATTTTAAGGAGGGGAACTTGATGAATATCAATCAAGAACTTATTAAAGATCTGATTTTACAATTTCTATCGGCAATCCCTCAGCTGGTTTTTGTGCTTTCACTTGTGCTTTCGTCTTTGAAATCGATCAAAAAGACTACCGCCCTATTCCCAAACGAAATAGCGTTGACTAAAGACACTTTGAAAAAAACTTTTGAGGAAAACGCCGAAAAAGTCTACGATCATGTTGCCGGAGCAACGAACGAGTTTTTGTCTACACTTAAAAATACGGCGATTAATTTTGAAACCGAGGTAAAAGGGCTTATTGGAATAGTGCAAGAAAAAATGACCGGTTTTGAAACAGAAATCAAAGCCTATAAAGATCAGATTAATCTTCTTGTTATGGAAAATAAGATTTTGTTTGACACTTTAATCGAACAGATCGCGCAGAATCCTAAGAAGATTAAGGAAGGAATTGCAAAAGTCGTCTCAAGCAAATTTAACATGGCAAAGGAAGAGCTCGAGAAATATCCGGAGTTGCTTACAAACGGTGATTCTAAATTGCTCGAAAAAGCCTTGAGGAATTTTGCCATCGTTGCCGGGGGGAAGAATTTAGACGAATTATTGGGGAAATTCGGTTATGAAAAGAAGAAAAAAGAAGAATTATAAACTTCGTAGCAAAGTTTATAAAGGGCTAGGCACTACGAGCATTTTCATTAATTCTTTTGGAGGCTTCTTTGTCTATGAATATTTCAAAGATTGGGACGATTTTAAAAAAATGTTGCAAAATTTTATTATAGTTGAAGAAAAGAGCCTTAAACTTAATTTTGCCGTTGCTTTTCCGATGTTGGTCGGATTAATAATCTGTGTGATTTTGGTTTTGAAAAAAAACCGCTCTTATTTCAAAGACAAAATTAGTTTAGGTTTACTTTTGACTATTCTAATATGCTACTTTATTTATAGCATTATTGAAATTGCTTTGTCGTTTTTGGTCGGGGCTTTTACAGGGGCAATAGCGGATGATTTTGTTTTTTCGCCGTTATCAAATTCGGCTAAAGTAAAAGCAAGTGAACAACGAGAAATCGAACTCGAAAAAGAAAAAGAGCGATACCGTTTGATCGCTCGAAAGGAAGCGAGGGAAGAGTTAGATGGAAGCGTTTGAGAAAGAGCAAACTGAGAAAGAACGGCTTATTGACAGCGCCTATGATGCTGCCCATACTTTAGTTGGCAGAGGCAAGGAATGGTTGATAAGTTATATCGGGTTTTTTGCGCTTATAATCGGTCTTGTTATCATTATATTTATTGCCGGTATTGAGGAAACAACGATGGTTAAAGCCTCAAACAGCACAAGCGGTAAACTTCTCAATATTTGGCGCGAACAAGTCGGCGATGAAGAAGGGGTTTTATATCCCCGGGAAAAAACCGATATTATTAAATACAAAGATCGGGAATATTATTTCGTTATTGAAAAAACGGACGAAGAAGGCAACATCTTAAAGTGGTATTGGGCTTATGATAGCGGAATTGATTATGTTTTTCGAGAGACGCGGTATTATGTATTGATGGCAGTTACTTTTGTATTAACAATTATGGTTGCAATTATTAGTTATCTGTCTACAAAAAGCAAAGAAAAAAAACGCAAAGATTTTGTGTTAAGTTTAGGATACTATAAAAAAAATAAAGAAAAAATTGCGCCTTATACGCAATATCTTCCTGATTTTTGCGAATATAAAAAAAAGCAGGCATATGAATTAAAAAAACGAGATATTATTTTAAGCGCCGATATAGATTATAACTATTATAATTCCGAAGAATTCAATCCTGAAAAACTTGAAAAATGGCAAAAAAGAAGGTTGAAGAAAATTCGAAAAATCCGGGTTGAGGAAATGTCTCCTTCCGATCTCCTGCAGGAGTATAAAAAAACTGGGCTTAAAGTTGAAATGCTTCCAATGTCTGAAGAAAAACATTTTAAGAGATTTGTTATAAAAAATATTTTTTCGCGTCTTTTTTCAATTGGAACTACCGGGGTTGTGATCGGATTTGGTTTTAAATTTGGCAATATCCAGCTTGCTTTGTTGTTAGGAAGCATGGTAGCTAGTGGTTGGGCTGGTGCCGTTGTTTCGGCAATAGTTTATGTTAATGAAACTTTGAGATATCGTTTTATTTCTAAAGGCGATTATCTTAATGAATTTTATAATATAAAAGAACAATTTATTATATCGCCTTCTAAAACAGACGAATCGGATTATTATACGCAAAAAAAAGATAATCTTCTCACACAGGCGATTGAGGAGGACAAAAATGGCGGATTTGTTTTCCAAAGCGATTAAAAAAATGAATAATGAACTTGAGCCGAATCTACATGAATTAGCGAAAACTCCTTATGGCGAACTCGAGATAACAAAATACCTTTACGAAAGCGGTTTGCAAAATATTTTCGAAGATTATCAAAAAAGTATGTCGGCTCTTTCGCAGCAAGAACAGCAGAGTTTACAGGATGCTTATTTTATCCGGGAAATGAGCAAAAAATATCTCGGGGAATATGCGTCTAATGTTGGGCTTGGAGATGTTTCGGACAGTTTGCTTGATATTTATGGGCAGTATCAGCAAAACCTCGGAAATATTCGCCAAAGTTATGATGCATTACGGCTCAATCTTACGCAAGAGTATAACAAGGCTCGGGAAGAAACGATGCGCAATTTGCTTTTGACGAATTACGGAATTGAGGTCGCAAAATTGAGCGAGAAAACTCAGCAAGTAATGCATAATATAATTGTTGGTGAAACAGAAGGATATGATCCGGTTGAATATTTGCAAAAACATAGGAATTTGATTGGGGAACATAATTATCGGGCGATTTACGAAACACTGTATAGTCAAGGTTTGCTTGGTCAATCCGATTTGGAATTCCATGATATTATGAATCCGGGTAGTGAACATTATGTCGGGGATGATTACGATTTCAAACTTATGACCGGAGAAAATGTCGATAAAAATTCTATCGGATTTATTGATCCGGCTGGGAATAAAAAATTTTCGGTTGTTGAAGATGCGGATAACGACCCGAAATTTGATATAACCGGCGAAGAATTGTATGAGATTTTTGACAAAAATTATCAAAAGGGTTTAGTCAATCATGCCGTTCCGGTGCAGGGGGACATTGTCCTTGCCCGTGGCTACAATAACGAGACCAATTCCACGGAATTAGTGGAATATATCTTTAATAACGGTAGATGGCATAGGCTTGTTACCGAAAAGCCCTTTAGTCAAGACGAGATGAAATTATGGCGAATTCCAGAAGACAGGAAAAACATTGAACTTACCAATTTTAAAGCAAGCAAGAATAGTGTAACGTTTAACGGTATTACTTGGGTTGCTGAAAAAACGCCGTATTTTGCTGTAAATAAGAATTTCGAGCGCGTCGCTGGGCCTCCGGTGTCAACACTTGTACTTGAATGGGCTACACCGGATCAAGCAGAGATAGCGAAGTTATTCAAGGAAACACATGGACTTTCTAAAGATACTACTTTCGTGATGTATAAAGGTAATATGTATATGTTGCGCGGTAAAGATGGCCACATTTATAAAATGAAACGCAAAGAGGAGTAGGGTATGAATATTAAGTATGTTGGCTTAAAACCAGAAGAAGCACTTCTTAAAATTCAGAGCGATGCCGTTCAAGCAATAAGGGAAAAAGTCGAGGTTTATAGGAACAATGTCGACAAACTTCTTGCCGCCTACGAACCGCCTGAGGTTGATAGTTTTTGGGGGGCGATGGCTATTGCGCCTGCTACTCTTTATAGTCTAATTAAAAGTGGTTTGGATAGTGTAGTCGATTTCGGAGCTTCTTTTGCTTATGTCATCGAAAATGCGATTAACGATGCAATGCATATCTTCGATTCATCGGACGACACGGATTGGCGGACGGATATCAAATATTTTTTTGGTAATTTCGGGGTTACACTCCATGAAGCAATTAGCACTTCGCTTGTTTCTACAGGGGCTAATCTTGGACGGGTTATCGGCATTGATCCTAAATGGGCTTACGGGGAACAGGGATTAATTCCGAAGATGGCTCGGCAGTATAACCTTTCTCGTTCCCAATTGCTTGCTTCTCCGGATAAAATCAGCATATTTAAGCCATATCAACCTGTTGAAGATTTAATGTCGAGCCAATGGGAAGAGTATAGGAAATATCTTGATTTTGCTGAGGGGAGAACTCCGGAACAAATTATCGAAGATCGCTATTACGAAGACATAAGAAATGCTATTGTTCAAACCGGCGAATTTCAGAATTGGGTCTCGCGTAATTTCGTGGAACCGATTGCAAATACTCTTACTTTGGGCACTAAAAAGTATGCCGATAGATATTACAAAGATAGCGAATTTTATAACTTCCTTATGGGGGCTGCTGAAAGTGCGGGGCGCATTCTTGCTTCTTGGGCGGTTGCTAAGATCGGGGCAAAAGCCGGAGTTGATCCTCAAACGTTGAGTTCGGTTTACTTTACCGCGTCCTATTTTGCGGACAGTTTTGAGGAAGCTTTGAAAAACGGTGCTACTATACAAGATGCCTATACTTATGCGGTTGGAACAGCTTTTCTTGAAACGGCGATCGAGAATTTTGGCGGTCGGACAACGAGCGGCGTAAAAAAAGCGGCAAAAAGAAGTCTGTTCGAAAAAGTCCTAGGAGAGAAATGGGGAAATATTGTCCAGCAGGCTGTCGAAGAAGGTCTTGAGGAAATTGGCTCGGAGGTTGCCGGAACAGGTCTTTCTTATTACGGGAGCGGTGAAAGACAAGTTGATTCCGCCGAAAGCTTCCGGGAATTCGCAAACAGAATAATGTTTTCGTTTTTAAGCGGCTCCATTACTTCGATGGGTCTTGGGATTGGGCATGATATGTATATTGACACAACCGCTATCGGTAAATCCCGACGCGTTCTTACCGATATAAGTAAACAAGTGACTTCTGAAAATTCCAATAAAGTTTATAGACGTTTTCAAAAAGACCTTGAAAACTTTGTTGCGTATATAAATCGTCCGGATGCTAAAGGTCTGAAAACAACCACAAAAATCGTGGCGCCTTCCGGGGATGTTATCGGGCCAGCCGATGTAGGAGACGTCAAAAAAAAGGAAGTCTCGCAGTATGTAGGCGTCTTAACTCCGGAAGAAAAGAGGCAGTATATCCGTCAGATTGGGTTAGCAAATGTTATTGAAGAAGTTGACGGTAAATTCCAAATAAGAGAAAAAGCGCGGGAAATGGGCGATAAAATTTTTGCCGTTCGGGTTGGAGATAATGTCGTAAACAGAGCCGATTATGCAATCAATGACGCCGTTTGGGGTGTTGATATTAGCGATGATGGCACAACCGAGGTTGTCAAAATGGCTAATCTTAATGAGCGGGGCAAAAAGATACTTGAGTTCGCTCAAAAACGCAACATACCAATCGCTATTATTGACGAAGCGCCGAGAGGGAAGAACGATTTGGGGATTTCCGGATTTTATTCGGCAGATAACGGAATTATTTATATAAATCAAAATCCGAATGTTGATATGACAGATGAAGAAATAGAATCGGTAATTATAAAGCACGAATTAGTCCATCATATCGCTAGCAAAAATCCGGGATTGTTTGAAAAATTAAAAAAAATGGTTAATAAATTCGTTGATTTTGAAGTCGATGGGGAAGGCAAAAAGATTGATGTTACCTATAAGAATAAAAAAGTAGGTGAAATTCTCGAGAAGAAAGGTTTTTCGGATCATGTTTTGAAATCGTTCCTGGATTATTTTGAGGGATTAAAGGATATGAATTTTGCCGTAAAACAAGCGCAAGAAGAAGTTGTTGCTTATTTTGTCGAGGATATGCTCGAAGGCGGCGATTTTTTAGAGATTATCTCCAAAAAAGATGAGAAGCTGTTCGAAGAATTAAAAAACGAGACTGCTGATGCTATTGATATGGCTGTAGGCGAAGATAAAAAACTTGCCCGGAAGCTGAAGAAAATCCGAAAGAAGTTTGAGACTATTGCCGAAAAGACTTTGGCTCAAAAGAGGACGCTTCAGTCCTATATTGATCATTTCCTTGGCTCGGGATATGTTCTCGAAGATATGTTCAATAAAGAATTGCTTGAGAAATACGACGCTGAATATCTTTGGGATATGTTATGGGAGACGTACGAAAAAGATCCTCAAGCAAGAGAAATCAAGATTGACGGCAAAGTTTATCCGCTTTCGCAAGTCTTGGCGCGGACTGCTAATGTCAAGCCAAAACGGCTTGCCCGTCCGGATTGGGATAGAATATATTCCGAGTTTAAGTATGACGCGCAAGAAAAGACTTTATATCTGAAACTTCTGCGGAAATTTATTAATGAGAACAAATATGTGCAAGAGGAAGAAATTCGGGAAACAGTTGCAGATGCTGAATGGGCGGTTGATAAAATTAGAGACGGGGGCGAATTGCGCGAATCCGAATATGAGATTCTCCGGCAATTAGTTACAGATTATAAATTTAGCGAAGCGGAAAAGAAATGGAGAGAAGAAAACGAAAAGGTTCTTGAAACTACTAAATTCCGCGTACTGAAGAATTTAATCGCCCGAGTTGTCCGTTTCATGAACGATCCACAGAAATCTGGAATTACCGGTTGGCGTAATAGAAGTCACATTATGAGATATAATGCGGCTTATTTAGCGCTGGATAAATCGGCAAGGAAAGAAGGCGAAAGCGTCGAAGCTTTCGCAAAAAGAATTCAGATGATTACTTCGTTGAGTTTAGAGCCGTATTTCCCCGAGCAATTCAATGTCACTTATTATATCCCGGATAAAGCCGATTATATCGAATTCTTGATTAAACCGACGAGAGAATTCTTGGAAGAAGAAACAAGAAAAGCGGAAGAAGCTGAAATCAAAAAACAAGAGACCACGGAAGTTGAGGGGCTAATGCCGGCAAAACCGCCTGTCAAAACAACGAAGGAAGATTCTATAAATGCTCTTGAAGAAATCGGGGTTACTCTTGAAGGGAAAAAAGTTATCACTCTTGATGACAATATAACCTTGGAAAAACTAGAAGAGATAAAATATGACGACAATAATATCGTTGTCGGGAATCCTCCGTTTGCCGAGAATAAGAACGCTGAATATTTAAAGAAAGCTCTTGAAATCGCGCCGGTTGTTGCGATTGTTTTGCCGCGTCCGTGGGCTAAATCCTATATGTTACAGAAAGAGATCCCGGGAGATAAGAAACTAATTTATAACGAGCTTATTCCGCTGAAATCTCTTAAAACTAGCTCGGGCAATCGGCAGATGAAAACGGTCGTTCAAATTTGGGTTGATTCCAAAAACAAAGAATTTGAAGATTTCGAAAATATCCGGGCATTCTTTCAACCAAAAATGGCGCATCCTGATTTTTCCACATTTACTTTGACCGGCGAAAGACGCAAGTATGAGGATGCGAAATATTTCAATTTTGATTTGGCAGTTGTTAGGGAAAGCAATACGGCTAAATTCAGTGAGATAATTACGAAGTATGAGGATTTGAAACCTAAAGGCCATTATCTTTTGATTAAAGCTAACAATCCGGAAGCGTTACAGATTTTTTCTATGATTGACTTCGAAGCGCTTGCCGACAAAGGCTCGACAATACAGAGGGGATTTACTACCTATGATTTGATTGAAGAATATGAACGTATCAAGAAGGAGGTAAAATCCATTAAGACGCCTATGAAACGGCTTGCCGACGACACGAAACTCACGGACAAGGAACGGAAGTATTTAGGTGAGATTGCCGAGTATTTTACGAAAGATAAGTCTGGAAAATTCGTTATTAAATCCGAATATATCGTGAGGCAAAAACCGGCAAAACAAGCGGTTAAGATCAACGGCGTTGTTTATTCCTCGGACGAATATGCGGTTCATACCACCGTAGATTTGTCGAGCGTAAACGCGGAACTTAAATTGAAGCGGAGCGAATTTGAAAGACCTCTAAAACTTTCGGAACTTTCCGAAAAAGAACAGGTTTGGTTTGATTTTTTCCGAGCTTCGAATATGAACTTCGTTTTATATCGAGCCCCCCAAAATGCTTCTATTTTAGGATTTGAATATCCTTCGGAAGAATCTTATGTCGTTTATATCAATACGGAATATCTGTATCATAATTTTGATAATTTTCATAAATTTCTTACCGGGACTTTCGTTCATGAACACGTGCATGAATTAAATAAAAGAAACAAGGCGAGAGCATTTAAGTTTGCCGCTGAACTTGCTAATATTTTATTCGAAGTCAAAGACGGCGAAATTGTCCAGAGCGATATATTTAAAAAGATTGAAGAAACACGCTATAAAGACTTTGGTTCTTTTCTCCGTTATATGAAAAACTCTTATTGGTATTTAAATAGCGGAAATAGTTTCTCATCTTATAAAGATCTTTATAATGCTTTAATTAAAGGAGATAATGGTGACCGTTTGCATTATCGGGTTGTAGATGAAGTTGTCGCTCAGATATGCGGCGTTCTATTCTCGGATTATGAGGTTTACAAGACTGTATTCCAAGGCAAAGCGGAAAACATCTTACCTTTCCATCAACTCTATACGAAAATTCTTGATGATCCGAATATTCCGATAATGGTAAAAGAACAGATACGCAAAGCCGTTTTTGCTCTTGAAGATGCTTATAAGGAATTTCTGGCTGATCTTAAAAAGAAATTTCCGCCTGAGGCCATCTATAAACTGCGCGATCTCAATAAATTTATTCGGTCGTTTACGAATAACCGTTTCCGTTCAAGAAATGATCTTATCCAGCGATATTTGGAAGAAAGAGCGAATCATAAGCACGGTTTGGCGCATATGGCGGTCGATAACATAATTTATATCGCTTCGTTGTTTGCGGAGCAGACGCAAAAGGGCTATGAATTCTATCAAAATATGAAAGAAGAATTCGAAGGTTTCCGAAAAAATATCGAGTTTCTTCTCAATAGCGAAGATGATTTGACGGTTCTTCAAAAAGGCGAGATTCGCCAACTGGTGAATCTTTTGATTAAGCAAAATATCTCCGAAGAAGGATTCATATTGAGTGAGGGCGGGCTGGATCTCGTTGATAGAATTTTGGAATTTGCGGAAGAATACGAAATGATTCCGGAAGAATTGCTAAAAATTTTTGGCTTGCCTACCCATAAGGAAATTATAAGCGTTGCCGCAGAACTCCAGAGAAATCAAGCCGAGGGAAATGCAACAGCTTTTCAAGTCAATTTCAGGGAATTCAAATCGCTTTTGAAGAAGATAAAACAGGTTTTGACGAGCGAGACCGATGATATTTTTAGGAAGATAGCCGATTTAAAAATCGCTTATCGCGAAAAAGAAATGGATTTGTTTATAACAAAACTTAAAAATCATTATGCCGCTTCCAAAAAGAAAATAACTTCCGTGAAACTTCAGTCCGAATCTCCGTTCAAAGAAACTCTTGCGGAAGTTATGACCTTAATTGCCGGCGGTAGGATTAACGGGGTAGATATTCCCGGAATCATTCAAGTGGTTCAAAATAACAAATATAATCTCAAGCAATTAAGAGCGGAAATCGTTCCTTTGCTTGAGAAAATTCGGGAACTTGCTCGAAAAAGCCCGGATATCCCGGAAGATGTTTTTGAAGAATACATCGAGCCGAGATTCAAAACCATATACCGTCATCTTGCTTTGCTTTTGAAAGACCCCTCCGTTCTTTATGAAGTTTACCCGCTGGTCAAAAAAGAAGGTGGCCCTCAAAGCATCGACGAAGTTTTCGGAACAGTTATCACACTTGAACGGCTCGGGGAAAAATTTAATGCGAATGCTTTTGCAAGGGCTTTGATGGAAATATTGGAAAGATTCCAGACTAGGTATACCACGTCTTTGAGCGGCGATACGCTAACTCATGATGAATATGCGGCGAAAACCAGCAAACAGGTTATTCAATTTAAAGACAAACTTGCAAATGTCAATGCTAGGGCGGTCTCTTGGCTTATGCCTTATCAATTCTTCTTTGGAATGTATAAGGATTTAGTGGGTAATGAGATTGAATTCTTTTCCGATTTCTACCGTGAATACATCGCGTCGGTTATGCGGCGCAGTGATATTCTTGCGGAATATAAAGAATCGTATAAAGAATGGGTAAAATCTCATAAAAAACATCAGAAGTTCACGCTCGAAAAAACGGAAGTCGCGAAGAATATGTTGCTTCAGATCCGGAAGGACGTGCTTCTTAATCTTGCCGGAGAAGCGCGGAGAGAGTATGAAGAAGATCGGCAGAAATACGAAGAAGCAAAAGAGGCTTATAATGAAATAAAAGATCAACTCGCGGCTAAAAACGCGCAAATCAAAAATACAAAAGAGGCTTTGAAAGGGCATGAAGAAAAATCGTTTACTTGGACAGCTCTTAAAAAACTTCTCGAACAATACGAAGAAGAGAAAAAGGCGTTGGTAGAAGAGAAAAATGAAAGAAAAATTATAAGGGATAATCTAAAAATCCTGCTTGAAAATGAAACGATTGAAAAGAGAACGAAATCCAAGATTTTTGAATGGGCTGCGGAAAACAAAGCAAAGAACTCGGAAGTCAGCTGGGGGCAGATAATAACAACTTATCTTGCGGTAGAGCGCGAGATTGAGATGGAAACAGCGGAATACGAAGATGTCCCGGGGATCAATCCAACGAAACACTTCGAATTCGGAAATGTCCTGCATTTCTTTGATAATGAATTGCTTTGGAAAAAAGGTTATGCCGTCGCGAAAGACAACGCCATTCCGTTCGTTATTTTTGCGGATAACAAAGAGAAATTGCGCGATTATCTTTGGGGGTTGATAAAGGATAACGAAATCGCACAAGAAATAATTAATTTTGCTAAAGAGCGGTTCGATAAAAACTATGAATATATTGACGAAATCTTTTTTGCGAAATATGGCGTTCATTTACCTCGGCAAGAAACATATGTTCCATTTGCGTCTCTCGAGAGCGATTATGCTCGGGATGTTGAATTAAAGATTATCAACCGAAGAAACATGGCTACCCCAGACGGCTTTGTTATGGAAACAACGCTGGGAGCAAGGACGGATTTAAGAATTGAAAACATCTTTGCGGTAATCGAAAACCATACGAGATCGATAGCCAATTATTGCGGTTTTAATCGGTTGCTTTACGATTGGCAGAATCTCTATGTTAACAAGGCCGGCGGAGCGCCTTTGCAAGAAGCCTTTACCGGAAAGGACAATAAATTCGGGCAAAATAACGATATTGCGCATATGATTGAACAGGCTTTTGCCGACAATCTCGGTTATGGGGATGTCATGGCAACCCCGGTTGAAAAATGGGCAAATAAAGTTTTGCTTAACAGTATGGCGGCGACAATGTCGGTAAATATCCCGTCAATGGTAAAGCAGTTCGCCTCGGTTTTGACGGTAATGATTAAACATAAATTGTCTCCGAGTGCTTTCATTAAGAATGTTGTGTTGAGTTTGGGTCGATCTAAATATCGGAATTGGCTCCTGAAAAACAATAGCAATTTTTATCATAGAGCCGACGCCGGCAATGTTCCGCATTTAGCGGACGCGGCAAATCTCGGTATTTACTATATTGCGCAAGATGTGACAAGAAAAATCGCAAATACCTTAACGAAACATATTGGTTGGGCAGATAACACTGTTCTTGTCGCGGCTTTCAAAACGATAGCGGACGAGGTCAGAAAGCAAAATCCAGGGATGCCGGAAGAAGAAGTTTTGAAAAAAGCGAACGAGCAATTTATGGAGGTCTTGTTGTTTGGAGTGGCGAATACCGATCCGGGATTCCGGGCGCATTTCTCTAACTCAAACAAATTCCCAACAAGACTTGCAAGCCGTTTCCAAAGCGAGAACATCATCCATGCGGCAGCACTTTACCGGGATTATGTCTATGTCAGAAACGGCTATTCGGACGGATGGAGAAGATTTGCCCGAGACTTTATCGCCTTCTTGTTATCGGCTTTGTTCACGGCTTATGTATCGAATACTTTCAACCGAATGAGAGGTTATTACGAGGATAAAGAAGAAGCTGATTTTGACTTTTGGGTGAATGAGCTTCTACTTAATAATATTATTGGAGGCCTTCCGGTTGTAAATCAATTTACTTCCCTTATTCAATTTGAAAAACCAAAAGACGGAGGAGGCAAGTTAATTAGCGCCGGATTTTCGCCTAGGTTGCCGGGAATAACCGAGGTATACGAAATAATAAAGGCGGTAGATTCAATGCAAACAGGCAAGAATATACCCCGTAAAATCTTGAGAATTTTTGAGAATATCGGGAGCATGGTCGGATTCCCGGTTAAGAATATCAATCGGCTTATCTCGACGACCTCCCGGTTGCTTGGGGCGCAAGGGATCGAGCAAGCGGAAAGCATTGCAAGATTCTACAGCTCGCAAACAAAAGCGCAAGCATTCACGGCGGCTATCAAAGAAAACAATCGGACAAAAATCAACATGTATGTAGAAGATGTTTATGGCGATCTCGAGGTTCGGAATGAAATAGTTAACTTGCTCGCGGCAAACCCGGATTTAAGATTGAATCTGTATAATGTGAAATATTTCTCTAAAGACAAGGTGAAATATGCTATACCAGAAGATGTGAGAGAGAAATATAATGATTTGGCTCAAAGAGCCTTGCGGATTTTGATTCGGAAAGGCGCTTATAAACGGATGAAAGCCGAAGATAAAGTCAAAGCAATGCAACGGATAATAAATTACCACTACAATTACATGAAATCCGTTGTATTGAAAGAAAAACGCGAATTGCTAAGTCCCGCCGAGGTTGTCGAACGAGCATTAAAAATAGAGGGCTAATTGCCCTCTTTTTTTGTTTCTGAAAATAATTGATCTAAAAATGTCGGCTCGGCCTCGCCTTTGTTGTTCCAATAGATGTTTTCAACCACCTTTTTCTTCGGCTTGTTGTCGCCTAAATCGCCGTTATCGAATAATTGAATCTTGTAATCAAAATTTATTGGCTTAATATCTTCCGGGGCTTCATAGGACGAAACATAAACCGGATACGGGCAAGTCCTAAACCATTGCCAAAATTTCTCGTAATCAAATTCACCTCCGAATTGGTATTGAGCCTTATTTTCATACGGCGGATCACAATAGATGAACGCTTCTTTGAGAATAACATCCGGCAAGGAATTATAGAAATCGAGCCAATCCATAGCCGAGAGATTAAGCCGATTCTGGTGCGGAATTGCGCGTTTTATTGCATCGAGATGTTCCATTTGCTGTAAATGCTGCATTTGAACGAGTAATTTTAATACAGGATATTCTTTTTCGTGTTCTTCGGCATACTTTTTAAATTTTTGCATAAATGCAGTTCTTTTGGTATAATGTCGCTTGTAATCAACATTTCTGATTATTTCCTGGACGGTAAAATCTTCGAGTTCTTTCAGTTTTTTTATTTCGCTGAAATCATCAAATACTAAAGCATTATGTAAGGCTTTTTTGTAGAAATCCCGGTCGGGGCCGTAAAGATAATGTCTTTGGTTGATTCCGAAAGACCAAACATTGAGGACGAAACCGACATACCAATCTGGGTATTTTTCGGGATTATCGCGTACCTCTTCGAAATGTTCGCGGGAGACCCAATTAAATTTTACCGTTTTTAAGTCGGAATTTTCGTTTATAATCGCTTTTATAAGGGCGATAAGGTATTTATTAATATCGTTCGCAAAAACGATATAGTTCGAATTTACAAGCGCAAAATTCGAAACGGAGAAGCCGCCGCAGAATAAATCAATAAAATATCTTTTTTTGTATTCGCGCTCGAAGATATAACGAATTAAGTGCAAGATTTGCTCTTTACTCCCCATGTAAACCATTCCGTATCTTCTGTTCATCTTTCTCTCTTTCGTTATAAATATTTTGGAGTTTTTTCTTAACTTTTGTTAAAGCAGCGACGGTTTCACAATTCCCCGATTTATGAGCGCGCATGAAAGCAGTAGCGGTTATGAGCAAAAGAATTTCGTTATTCGTAAATTCGTTCATTCAGTTTCCTCCCCTATTAAAGAATATAATTCTGAATAAATTTCCTCGTTTCTTCTTCTCCGTTGAGTAAGAAATATTTCCCCCCGGCAACTTTAATTCGTGTTCCCCAACTTTCTTGCAGATTGGAGCGTTTGTAATTGGTTTCATTTTTGAATTCGACATAATAAATTTCTCCTCTCTCTGTGTTGAATACCATCCTGTCCGGGAATCCCCGGGCAATCATTTCGGTTTTCGGACATTTAAAGCCTTTTTTATTACACGCCCGAACAAGCATTGCCTCTACATTTTTCTCATGAAGTTTCATTTGCCCCTTTTCTTCCACCTCCTATAATAATATCTCTGTCGGCGGAAAAGCCCATTGATTTCTTTTCGGACTTTTGCCGCCAACGATAAATTGATGTAATCAGTTTTGTTGTCTGCAAAACTCTCTATAATTTCCAAATCATAACTGCAAACAAAACGATGCACTTGGTTGTCGATCACAACGAATAACTCGAAATTATCAGTTTTGAAATCGAAATAAACGCCGGCGCGTGGAAATTTTTTTTCGATTTTCTCCTTGAAATTCTTCAATGCAGTGATGCTAGCCCCCCGCCGTCTTATCCGGTTATATTTGTTGATATTAGCATTAACTTTATAAACCGAAAACATACCGGTATCCTCGACCAAAAAGAAATCCTCGTGGAAGAATGAAAGAATTTCTTGTAATTCTTCTTCAGTATCGGCCCCAGTCATGTAAATATCCCCGGTGGCTAAATCATCTTTAGTCAAATTATAGAAATATTCTTTTGCTTCCGAAGGACGTAATTTTTTGTAATGTTCTTTTGTCGTTTTTTTCATCTTTTTAATTATGTAAATCATACCTACCACCTTTAAAACGGCAAATCGTCCGAATTTTCTTTTTTCTTTCTTATAAGCAATTGATGCCCGAAAACTCCAAAGCGTCTTTGTTCTTTTGTGATTTCCCAACCGAGATTTTTCAAAGCCTGCTCAATCAATTCTCGATGATAACGGTTAATAGTCAAATCTTTTTGCCCGAGGGCTACTTGCCAGAGTTCTTTCATGCAAACCTTATCTACCGGCTCAAGGCTTGCCCCCTTCCAAGTCATGTCGGTGCATTTGTTTATATCAAAATTATAATTTTTAAGATAGAATAGCATATCCTCAACTTGCATGGAATACCAACTTTTCGGGCGTTCCATATTGAGGTAATTACTTAAAGCACCATAGAAATCGTTCTCGGCAAGATTTTCTTCATTCGCTCTTTCCCAATAGAATAATTCTAGATCAGACCATTGGAAAATGTCAAATCCGTTTTTATAAAGATGAATCGCTTCAGCAATCAATTGGTCTTTATAATATTGTGTAAACTCACTGCCCGGCTTAATATAACATTCTTGTTTTTTTAATGGGCTTTCGATTACCATAAACCGGCGATTCCCGGTGCGGTCTCGAAGCGGTCTTGACTCGTTCGTTGTTCCGCCAAAGACAACCCGCCGACGAATTTCAACATTTCTTCTTCCATAAGAACGGCGGAATTTATCCTCGGTCTTATCAACGAAAGCTTTAATACTTTCTTGTTCGGACATATTCATCCCGGCAAGTTCTTTCCACTCGTAAATCCAAATCCCTTCCAACTGTTCATAACTATCCTTTGCGCGGTTGAAATCAATTTTAGTGTCGGAATAAAGATGTTCTTCCGGTTTATTGAAATCAATTGTCGCTAGGCGTTTGAAAAATAAGGATTTACCGATTCCTTGTTCCCCTTTAAGAACAAGCACCAAATCCATTGGCGAACCGGCTTTATAAATTCGGGAAACCGCCCCCACAAGCCAATGTTTTAAAGCAGCTCGGGTAAAAGGATTCAAAGGGACTTTAAAAAAGTCATGGAAAAAGAATTCCAACCGTTCTTTCCCGTCCCATTGCAAACTTTCAAAGTATTCCAAAACTTTGTTTTTCTGAATTTTATCCGCTTCAACGACAACCGCATCTTCGATTACTCGATCCCCCTTTATGCCATAGACTTTATCAAGATAGGCGCGGATATGGGACATATCCCGGTCAGTTATGGCATCTCCTATATTAAATTCCTTGCGCCAGAACGGTTTTCGTAGAAAACAAATATTATCCCGAAAAGTATCATAATAGAGCAAATTTTTAAGATTTGAATCATATTCAAAGATGACGGCTAATTTTGCATACGCGCTTTTTACTCCTTCAAGTTTTACTATCCATTTTGTATCCTCTTCCAAAGGAGTTTCTGCTTGAGATTTCAGATCCCCGAAAAATTCCTCTATATATTTTTGTTCTTGTTCCAGCCTTTGAACAAGTTCTATACTGTTATCGGTATTAGCGACAACTTCAGGGAGTGTTCGGCAGAATTCTACCATTTTAAGAAAACTCTCCGTTTTTTCATATACTCCTTGTTCTATATATCTTTCCGGAGTAAATTTGTTATCAAATTTCCCGAATTTATGAATCCTTACCAAATCGAAAGCACTGCGATAGAAAAGGTTGGCTGGGTCTGTTCCATGATGAGAATAAAAAAGCGTATCGTTGTTTAAAATAATACCGCCGCCTTTGCTGGTTCCACCCAGATAAGTGTATCTGCCATTCCTCTCCTTTTTATACACATCTGATAAGAATTTTTCTATCGCTTGTGAAACGCTGTATGTTCGATTGAATGCGCCAACCATCCCTTTCGCTTTTAGGGGATTTTTATTTGCGAGTACGTTTTTTCCGATGCGTTCTTGATCGATTTTTTCTGGCGTGAACCATTCGAAAATATCATTTTTATCGAGATATTCGTTTAAAATTTCGTCAACATCAATAATTTTTTGTTGTTCGGCAAAAATATCGACATTTAAGAGTTCGCAAATATATTCGCCATCAGCCGACACTGACGGAAAGAACATTAACCTATTTGCTTGAAAGGTTGTTTCGTCGAATAGCCCCCGAAACGGCTCCCCGGTAGGCGGGTTTTCGATTTTATAGGCTAACCGCCTACCGAGGGCTTCGTATTCATCCGCATTAACGGGTCTTGACAGGGGGGCAATAATTCTAAATCGATTTTCCTGTGGCGAATGGCTGTGCGTTGAATGAACCAAGCAGAAGAAATCAATATTTTTTTGCAAATAGGGGAAAACGTTAGGGAATTTCGTGTCAATATCAAGGGTAAGCAAATGGCGCATTATCTTAACTCCGGCAATTCGCCTATTCCCTTCGGTTTCTCCGCCGATAAATCCTCCAACATCTTTGATAGTAGCTTTTGTCTGTTTGTCGGCGTTCATATACTCGGCATATTTTTCTTTAGTTCTTTTTACCTTGTGTTTGAATCCGAAATAAATATCCTCAAAAGTTCTTTCCATTAAAGTTCCGGTTGTCTGATAGCGATTTTTAAATACGGTGATTTTATATTTCGGACTTCCCATATTTCTCCCCCAATATCCATTTCGCCCTAGCAATGCAAGTGTCTTTTATTGCACAATATGCACAGGCTTTTTCGCTCGGATTATAGGTGAGTCTGTTTTGCCGAATATCGTCGAATACTTTTTCTTTTTCGATGAAGAAATCTAGAATGTTTTCGGGGGTTGTATTAATTGTGCGCATTTTGCCTTTTTGATGTATTGACAATCTAATATTTTGTATATCGGGATATTCCAATACTACATAAGCCCCGTAAAATAAAAGCTGTTCGTTATCTTCTTCATCGACTTCCTTTCTACCCGTTTTGAGATCAATAATGCTTGCGGTGTCGCGACCAATAAGTAAAGCGTCTATTACCAAATGAATATCGAAATCGTAAATAGTCATTTTTTGCTTTTGCTCTGTAAGTATTTGGGTGGCAAGTATTTCGTTATATTCGCGCCAAACAGAATTTACATAACTTTCTACAATAAATATTTCGTAATCATTTATTTTATTATTGATTTCAAATTCGCGGGTATCTTCATTCCGCAACCTTTTTTCCGCAAACTCGTGCAGTAATTTTCCTCGTATGGTCGCGGCGTTTTCGACAAAAGGCACATCGTGCATTAAAGAAGCAGTGCAATTTAGAAATCTATGTGCCTTGCTGGGCGACAAATTATACATACTCTCCTCCTTTTCCTGCAAAAACGGCATTATTGAATTGCTAAATAAATCTTTTCAATCTGCTGTGGGTTGAGTTTATGCAACTCGAATGTTCCGAATTCGGCGCATATGCTTTTAATTTTTTCTCTTTTTTCATTATTGCCCCCGATCCAAGCAATTTTAATAGCCTCGACCATCATTTTCAGCCGAGCCGGATCGGTCGGTTCGTCCTTTTCGTTAGTTTCAAGCGTTTCTTTAACATTCTCCGATGCAGACGGAGTTACAGGAGTTTCAATCGGATTTTCCGACGGCTTTTCAACAGGAATTACCGGTGTTACCTTGATTTCAACAGGAGCAACTGTTTCTTCGGTAGTTTCTTCGTCCGGCTTTTCCGGTGTTTTAGACACAACCGTTTCGAAAACGATATCTTCAACTTTTGGGGGGGCAACCGGTTTCTGAACAGGCTTTGTCTGTTCGACTAATTTTTTCGCTTTATCGAGACCTTTCGGTGTCTTGTCGTCTTCTTCGAATTGTGTGTCATAGTTTTCAAACCATTTATAACCGATGCCGCTTACGATAGCAATGGCTTTAACTTTCGCGCGTTGGAAAGCACGGTTGAGATCGTTTTGAGTCCAAGAAGCCAATGGTCTCCCGTTCGAATCTTGAAGCGGATACCGTTCAACATGACGCCGTCCCTTCCATTCCGCGGCAACATTGATGAAAAAAGAATAACTGTATCTGATAGAAACTTCTCCGGTAACAGGGTCGACTTCATGGCGAGCATAACATTTGTCGACCTCGACAACCGTTTCGTCCGTTGCTTTCAGCAATTCAATCTTACCGTCTTGCAATTGGAAAATCCTTTCCACAACTGCCCAAGGCAAATAAAACGCATCTTTTTTTGCCCCGAAATCCAAAGTTCGAGTGTATTTTTCTAGGCCTTCGCAATCTCCTTGATTGTTGTAATTCTTCAGCCAAAGGTCTTTCCAATTTTGAGTATTTTCCATTATATAACCTCCTTTTTTACTCTACTATCCTTATGCTTTCCTTCGCTACTTTTATTTCGACATTGTCCGGATTGGACAGAATAAGTTTTTGTGTTTCAGCATCGAATTCTTGCAGCTTTTTAAAGCGTTCTTCGACAACCGTAACCGAATATCCTAATTGCTGGAGAAGTTTATAAGTTTCTTCTTTAATGGTTATGGTCTTGCGCCCAGCATAAATTTTAATGCGCTCGTCGTCTCTATGGTTTTGCAAAATCAGAGTTTCAAGCGCAGCCAACTGTTCTTCTATTTCTGATTTTTGTTTACGCAATTCAAGATAGCGACCTACAACATCCATTTAAATAAAACCTCCATAATAAAATTTTTTTGAATAACCGAACCCTCCGACAGTTATTCCTGGAACCCCCATTGTTTGCAAGCAGAGCGCACAGAAAGGAGAATGTGCAGAGAAACCAACCGTGTTCCATTCCCAGCATACAAAAGACTGCGTTTAAAAGTTTAAAACGGAAAATCTTCATTTGAGAGGTCAACGAAGTCATCAAAGAGTTCATTATGATATTTGGTGACTGGGCGTTTGCGCGATGCTACTGCTCGAGGTATGAGCAAGAAAATCCCTTCATCTTTTGTTTTGGACAAATGAACCTCAAGACTGTAAATATAATCAGCAATTTCTTCGGGGGGAATGGTTTCTGTCGTCAGACCTTTGTAAAACTTGACAAAATTGGAAACACGGAGAGAGACGCCATACTGTTCATCTTCCTCCCACTTGGGATAATTTCCGTAGAAAATCGAATTTTCACGGGGGCGAAGTAATTGAGACGCCTGCCAGAGCAAAGATTTTGCCTCTTCGGGCTTTTCAAACTTGAACGATCCAAAATAACGCTTACTTTTTCCATCATAATACGGCTCAACAAGATGTTTGCTATTTACGCAATAAGCGTCATCCAAACGAAGAACTACTTTGCCTTCTTGTTCGTAATGTAAAATTTTTGCCATTTAATAAACCTCCTTTTTTTAATTTTCTCGGCAATTATATTTTACTATAATTTTTAAGACAAGTCAAGCACAATTTTAAAGTTTTTTTAAAAAAGTATTTTGAGCCTAAAATTTGCGTTATATTGCGGGCAAGGGAAGGGAATACAAAGATATCCACTCCCCCCTCTAAACGCAATAGACAAGAAAAGAGACGGGGAATTATTTATTTTCTTTCCAATTCGCCTATTATTTGGTTGTCATTTATTTTCACTCTCCTTTTCTTTAAACAGAAACATCCACTATTTAATCACCCCCTCCGGGATTGGTAATTTATCTTTTTCTTTAATCTCAACAACTGTGCCAATAGGAAATTGTTCCTCAAAACTTTTCGTAAACAAACCGGTTTTTGGATAAACTCTAACCATAAAACCATCTCCATTCTCTACATCAAAAATTAAATAATATTCGGTTTGAAGTTCCCCATCAACCAAAACTTTTTTGGTATAATGCCCATCAATTTCTGCATAGATTGTTTTTTCTTCTTGTGCTTTACAACCAAACAATAAAAATGTCGGAATCAAAATCAAAAACATAAAACACAATAAAAGATTTACTGTTTTTTTCAACTTCATTCTCCTTTCTTTTTATCAATAATTATTTTTATTTTGCAATAAATGTCAGCGATTTCTTCCGCTATAAGTTCAAGGTCTTCAAGTTCTGTGGGCTTTTCGTCGAGTATTATTAACATCAAAGAGGCAATACGCAACCTGCATGCTTGCGCTTGAGATGTATTCCCTTCTTTTGTTGCTACTTCATTACTTACTTCAATAATTTCCTTTATGCCTACTTTTTCAGCCCTTTCTATAATAGCCAAATCAGCCTGAATCATATTAACCAAATTCAAAATTCTCACTCTTTTTTTCTCCTTTTAAAAGTTTATTTTTAATGCCGGCTCTGGTGCGGTTTAGCCACAACTCATTACTGCAACGCATCTAGTCTTGCATTGATTGCATTTAATGCTTTTTCCAGGGCATCTTCCAAATTGTCGAAAGCATTAGCTACATCTTCAAGATCTTCAATGCGCTCAACCAAACTCGGGATATAATCGTAAACATCGCTGTCATAAAGTTTTTTTATTTCTTCCCACCGGTTCGCTAAACGGTTCATTCTTTCGTTATATTCCACAAGAGTGATTGCACCTGTCGCTAGATCATGCTGTGCTTCTAAAACAGGTTCATAGATAGTAAGTATTTGTTTTGAATATCTTTGCATTTCTGCAATATCAGCATCTTCTAGGTCAGTAATTCGGTCTTTTAAATCGGAAATAGCAGTCTCAATGGAGTAGAACTTATCGTTTAAATCCGTCTCAAGTTCTTCCATATCTGCTTGATATTGTTTTTCAAACTTGTTAATTTTGTTATATGCAATCGCACTAAAAACCCAACCACTAACGATTATAACAATAACCATTAGTCCGAAAATATAATTTAATATTTTGACATTTTTTTTCATTTACTCACTCTCCCTTCATAAGAATTTATCAGCGAAAAATATCACAACAAACAACACTATTGCTAATACTAATCCTAACCACCAGCCGAGATCGTCTTTGTTGTCTTTCATGATGTTTTCTCCCTCAACACAACGACCTCAACTTGCGGTTCCTTTATCTGCTTGCTGATTTTGCAAGCAACATCATAGCAATAACCTCTAGCAAATTCTCTGACGCCTGTCCATATCGGACGACCATTAATAAACCCCTTGACATAGATCCTGCTATCCTTTCTGCGGATTGCAAATTCTAAATTGTTCATGGCATCACTCCTCTCCCTATTTTTTATTCCGAGTTTTAACTAAAATCTAAATAAAACTGATAGTGTGTATTTTTAATCCTTTTTTGGGCCATTGAAACATATTCAGGGTTTATTTCAATCCCTATCCAATTACGTCCTAATTTTTTTGCTACTACTCCGGTAGTTCCGCTTCCCATAAACGGATCCAAAACAATTCCGTCTTTCGGGCAACCAGCTTTTATTGGAGTTTCGATAAGCTCCTCAGGGTATACTGCGAAATGTAGCTCACTAAAATTTCTTGTCGATATAGACCAAACAGAACGTTTATTTCGCATAAGGTCTACGGGTGGTTTATACCTATCATTAAAACCTATATAATCATTTCTCCCAACTAAATCTTGTTTTCTTCTTCCACTATTTATTTGACCTATAACCCCTTTACTTCCTCTAGGTGGATTAATATCTTCTGTAACCATAGGTTCTTTTTGTTGTTCAAAGTAATATTTTTTATTTTTAGTAAAGAAAAATAGTTTTTCAAAATCAACCGTAAACCGATCTTTAACGCTTTCCGGCATAGCATTCGGCTTATGCCATATAATTTCGTTTCGAAGAATATAGCCTAGTTCATCGGTCATCATAAGGGCAAACCGAGATGGTATTTACAACAGACATTTACCAGTATATTTTTTGCTCAATGAAATGCTTTGACCGTTTCTACCGTTTTTATATTTAGGATCTTTATAGTTTTGCTTATCGCCAGTTCCACCATAGGCATCCCCTAAATTTACCCAACAAGAACCTTCTGCTTTTAAAACTCTTTTTACTTCCGCAAATATTTCGCATAACTTTTCTAAATATTCTTCTAAAGTATCTTCTCTACCTAATTGATCTTTTACTCCATAATCTCTTAATCCCCAATAAGGCGGAGATGTGATTACCATATCAACACTTTCACCAGGGAATGTTTTCAGAATCTCTAAACAATCCCCTTGATAAATATGATTAATTTTCATTACATCATCTCCTTCACATTCTCGCTTCTTTCAAAATAAACTCAATTGACCTTTTTCTTTCGCTTTTTCTAATTCTTGTTGATAATCATATTTATACTTGTTTAAAGCATAATCAATTCTATCCCTTGCAATATTGCAATATTCTTCCTCTAAATCAATTCCAATGAATTTGTAATCGGCTTGTCTTTCTCTATTTTCAAACATACACGCTTTGCCGGTTGAACCACTTCCCATAAATGGATCAAGTATTATTCCGCCCTTTGGTGTTACTAATCGGACTAAATACTGCATTAACTCACAAGGTTTTACTGTTGGATGAATATTTTTACGAAGAG